CGCCAGTTATTGCGGGATCTCCGGGCAGTTGCGAACTTGAATCAATGGACGTTGCTGTGAACACCTTGACGTTCACTGTGCCACTTGCTGTGACGGTGCACAAAGGATTGATGTCCGCTGTCCTGCCAAAATCTTCAATGGGAGTTAGATATGTTAGAGTTTCTGTGACGCCCGTGTTCAACCAATCCTGCCAACTCGTGGCATTGTCCCAATTGGCGGATGAATCGTTGGTGTCATCCCAACTGTACAACACGGGTAATAATTTTCTTGATGCTGTGTCAAAATATGAACTCATTGTCTATCCCAACTGGTGTGTTGTCTCCCTTGTGTCTGGATCCGTTGTCAAATCAACTGCTTGTATGGCATTGTTCATTGCCGCTTCTAATGTTTTCGCCGAATCGCTTTCATTGTTTAAATTTGTGTAGGTCAATGCCACGTGCGGACCTGCGGATCCATCCTTATATTCTTTGCCACTTGCTGTGTTCAAGAAACGTGGCACAAAATAGGTGTCATCATTGAAGTCTATGCTGAAACTAATCACGCCCGTTTGCCCTGCCTCTGTGTTATAGGTCAAATCCGTCCTTTTGTTGATTGCACCAGTGGCCACACTGTATGAATAGATCCTCAATGCGTCCAATGTGCTGTCCTTGGGTGTTTGGATGCTGAAGTTCAAAACACCACCTCCGGGCACTTCTGTGATGGAAGAATTGATAGGAAATGTGTTGCCTACTACACCGTTTAGCAGTGCTGTGGTGCCCGAACTTGCTCCAAACTCATTGAAACTGGTCACTGTGGTAATTGCACTGCTGTCTGGTGCCTGTGGTAGAGTGTTGTTGGCTGTGAGTGCTATTGCCAAATTAGAAGCAACAATCGGGGAATAATACGGCACATTGAAATTAAAGTCACTCTTAGGACTTACGATTGGGCCTATTACTGGATTTTGTAATTGTGGCGGTCTCACTGCAACAGGGTGTTCTGGATTGGGCAAAGGCTGTGGCACAATGCTAAAGAAGTCAGACGCAAACACCTTGGGAGGGTTTTCTATCTGCTCACCTGCAACGAAAGGATATATTGAAGCATCGTGTTCACGTGCTTCAACACTAACAGTGGCTTGGGGGTTGATTGTAAGTTTGGTGACCCTAAATGTTTGTTCAGTCAAATTGAACACTGTGCTGGTCACACGTATGATGTCTCCCACCTCCAACTCCATTAGTTTGGGACTGCCAGTGAATTGGATATACCTTTGATTTCTTGACTTGTTAAAAATTGTCCTTGCTAAATTTTCCGCAATGTTTTTGTTGCTCACACTTGCATATAAAAATTCTCCAACTAATTGTTCACCATTGTCTTCTGCAAGTGCTGTGGTGTATGTGCTGGATGTTTCTGCAGGAAATACAACCTGTTGTTCAGTGAAGTTTTTGTCCGGATCGACGAATTTTACAATCACTTGATTGTACTTGTCTGCTTTGTTTTCGCCACTCAATGACATTCCATACAACAGTTCATCTTCTGTGATGTCAAGTTCTACATCTACATTTGAAGACTCTATGTCATATCTGTTGCCGCCATCATCAATCCTTACCTTGTATCTACCCCTCGAGTATGGCATAAAACCTCTACAACCTTGCACTAAAATTTTTACATTGTCTATAATTTTTGCTCTTGTGTCTATAACCACATTGCTTAACATTGCAGGTCCGTCTTGTGTGCCATTTGAATCATAGTCTATTACTTGATTGCACTTGTTGGCTGCCACGAAAAAATATTTGGCATCGATTTCTTCTTTTGTGATGCCCGGTCCGAATCTTGGATTCATAAGATAATCCAACAAGTGATTTACGGGGTTATAAGAAATGCCCTTGCTCAAATCCGCATAATCATTGGCTAAATCTTCGGTGTTGCCCACGTGTGTTGCTACATCATAAACTTTCTTACCGATGATATCAAACATTACATTTGGAATACCACCACCATATGGATTGTTTTCTGCATCATCATTGTCTTCGATGTGTTTCCATTCATATCTCATAACAGCATATGCGATGCCTGGCATTGTTCTCGTCTTGTCGTTCCAACTTGGCGCTCCGTCTGCCAAACTTGATTGTGTTTGTGTTTCAGTGCCAGCATACAATTGGAATGCCAATCTATTTTTGTACCTACCTGAACCGGGAGATTGTTGATTGTTGCTTCCTGTAGAAAACGATGGATTCTCGTTGGGCAGTTGCACCTCATCTACAAAAATCCTGTTGACTTGTGCAATCTCTCCTTCGCATAAAGCATACACAACAGTCAAATATCTATTGTTGACATCATCTGTGTCTCCGTGTGATTCTGCGAATACAATTTTACCTCCTATGCGTCTGTGTCCATACACAACGGGTACTGGTTCGTTGGTGCCTTTTCTCGTAACCTTTACACCCTCTATCGCCGCGGATTGGTCCGGTGCCCCAACATCATATCCTGGGATGTCTGGTGCAAATGCTCCTGTCAATGCGGAACCTATGGCTTTCACTGCCACATAACCCACTGCCGCAATGGCAACAGCACCGACGGCTATGGCTGCCGCACCTGTGAGTCCAATAGCACCACCAATCGCTGCCGCTACGGGGATTACAGGGCCCGCCTGTGCCACTGAGGGCAACAAGAATGCCGGTACCGCCGCTTTGATGATTAGTGCCTTGTCCACTGTTTGAGTCCTTTCACATATTGATTGCCTGCCAGTGTCATTAGCCTTCCATACAGTTGGTCTGCTTTGTCTAAAAATTCTTGATTGACTTCGTCCACTTCATACTTGTCATCGAACGCTGTGGCAGTTGCCAAAAAGTAATCGCAGTCCTGTGTTTCAAACCATTGTTCACAATAATCGAACAGTGACTTGCTCTTGTATCCATTACGATAACTTGGGTGTATGTAAAGATATTGTATCAATCCTTCTTTCTTGCGATTCCAAGGATTCCAATGTGCTTGGCAACAGGCATAACCAATCACTTTGTTGTTGTCCTCTAACACGATGCCCTTGTAGTCAGGATGCATCCTTATCTGTTTGATGAGTTTGATTAATTCTCTCTCGTCGTAGTCTCCAAACCCTGTGCCATTTTCTATGCAGTGTTGTTCTGCTAATTCTATCACATCATTTACATCTTCATTTCTAAACTCTCTAATCATTGAACGGTCTCCCCCACGGAATGTCTGCGACAGTTTGGTCGCTGAACTCAAAACTGTGATCGTTTGGATGTTCACGTTGTAAACTGCCTTGGTTTGTTTTTCTTCCATTTGTTTTTTCAAAGTTTGCGAATGTTGAAGCAACCTCCAACACAATGGTCGATGTCTTTTTAGCATCATTTACTGCATAACTCTGTATCTTGCCTTTGAACACTATGATTGGTTCAGCCACAATGCTGTAATCTGTTGGATTCAAGAAAGCCAAACGTATCGTCACTGCCTTGTTAATAATGCTGGACGTTGCGAACGTTGTGATGTTGCTGGTTTCCAAAGCACTCAAAGAAATTTGTGTCTTGCCCACTATGACTTCATTGCTTTCTTCAGCAGTGCCTATGCCTAAGAAACTGCCTTGTGCCGAATATGTGTTTGAGTCGTAGTCGATGTCAAAGAAAGCATCTGTGAAGCGTTGTGTGCCGCTGGCTGTGCCTATGTCCACCAATTGCACTAATACGAATTGTGTGCCCTCCAAGTGTGAGCGTAAATCTGTGCTTAACAATCTGGGCATTAGATATCCTCTATTAGTCTAAATTCATATGTTATCGTGTTGTCCGTGTTGTACTTGTATGACTGTTGGTCTCCGTTGATGAACATCCTGAATGGCACTGCATTCACAGTCACGGAGGTGTTGCCTGTGGACGAATCGTCCTCTATGGCAGTTTGTAGTCCTGGTGTTATGTTCAATGTGCCAACTCCAGCACCATTCACTGTGGTGTCCGCTGTCACCATATAAACTTTTGTGTGGTTTTCAAATTTGACAACGTCACCCGCTTTCAAAACTGTGATGCTTGTGCCTGCATCTGTGAAGATGTCTATCTGTGTCGAACCCACGGCCTTTGCCGCAGTGACATACATTGATTGATTTGGATATCCGCCACGTGTGTTGCTGACATTGGGCAACACTATGTCAAAATTATTCAACGAACCCTGTGCCAATGTTGCGAACGCTTGTATGGCCCTAAATTCATCTGCTGTCACTCTTGGATATACCACTTTGACTCCAAATTTTGAATTTGCAGTTGACATTCTCAATGCCCTGCCCGATTGTGTTTCTGTTACCCTTGTGGATGTCACTGCTTCAAAATCAATGCTTCTAAATCCAACTGTTGAGGGCCAAGTTCCTATGTATGCCATATTATATCAATGCTCTCTTTCCTTGTCTGTTTAATCCTTCGTTAATGATGCCAACTATGGTGCTTCTGCGTGACACCAACAGTTCATCAAAACCTGTTGCGTCCACTGTGTTGATGTTGAAGTTCACATACACATCGCCCATTCCATCTTGTGCTGTGGTTGTTGTGGTTTGTCCATTTGGCACCACTGTGCCCGATTGATTTGGCACAAACAGTTCCGGTCCCTGTTCCCCGACAATGTATGGTTGTCCTGCTCTTGCTGGACCTCCCTGTGCCAATCCCGGAATAGGAATACCAAATGATCCTGCTATGCTCTTGATTGCGAATGTGATTGCCGCCTGCACAGCAATTTTGATTAATTCTTGTATAACGAATCTTGAGAAACTTGCGAAATTAAACTTACCTGTCATCACAAAGTTGGTCAAATCTTGTGCCATCCTGTCATACACCTGTGTGCTGAGATTGCCTAATTGTTTTATTGCGTCACCTTGCTCTTTGATGTGCTGTCCGAATTCGAAGAATGGTGATTCCATAGCCGCCAAGTCCATCATCTGTTCTTCTAAGATGCCTAATGCTGAGGTTAATTCTGGAATCTGTTGTTTGATCTGTTCGATTAATTTTTCGTCTGTTTCAAAAGCACCGTTCAAGTCCACCAATGCTCTTTCGCTGTGTTGTAATTGTTTTTCTATGTCTTTGTATTTCTTTTGTGCCTGTTGCAGTGGTGTTAGTTGCCTTGTGGTGCTTGAGATTAAATTATCCGATTGGACAATCATTTTTTCGTACATCTCGGCCAAGTTGTCTATGCCAACACCAGCACCTTTTATCGCTTCCGTGTTGGTCAATGTTTTGTTGGTTTGTGCATCTATCACAGCGTTCAGTGATGCCTGTCTTGCCTCATAGTCTGCGGCATCTTGCTCTGCCATTCTCATTACAGCGGCCTTGTTTTCAACCTCTATGGCTAATAATTTTTCTAATCTAATTTCATCTTCCAACAATGCATTGAGCATTTTAATTTTGTGATCAATGTTTTGTGTGGGGTCTATGATTGAGATGTCATCTTGATTGCCAATGTCTATGTTGAGTTCTGCTGTGGCAATTTCTTTTTGCAGTCTCGATATCTCACTTCGCACACCCTCTAATTGTGCTGACACATTGCCGGCTGCCTGTGCCGCTGCCTGCTCTGTTCTTTCATTGAATTTTTCTACGGATTTTGTTATCTCGCCTATGACAAAAGATATACCAGCCAGTGCGGCAAAGCCTTTTTTACCAAACAATATTGCGCCTATCAAACCAACGGACTTAACAAAGTCCGGCAAGCTCATAAAGCCAGTGATGATGGAATCTATGATGTCACCAATGTCTTGCAGTGGGCCTTTGAGTTCTTTTGCAAAACCTACTGCTTTTCTGATAGCATCTCCAAGATCCTCACCAAACTGTTTGATGAGTTCGTCATTGCTTTCAATCAGTTCGGTGATTTCAACAATGGTCTCACCCAGTGCTTCATTGAGTCCTTGCCCCAATGTGTCTGAAGCATTTGCCAAAGCAATTTGGAAGTTTGATATTCTTGTAGAAAGGTTGTTTACTCTTGCCTGTGTGGCTCCGCCAAAACTCTCATCCAAACCGCTCAACAATGCTTCGGTTATCTTACGAGCACCTTCGGCGGTTTTACCAAACTCTGATATCTGCAGTCTTGTTAAGCCAAGTCGCTCTTCCAAGATTTTGAAAACAGGAATACCTCTGTCAGCAAGCCTGTTGAGTTCTTCAAGACCTAAACCACCCGAAGTTGTTCTTGATAACAAGTCCGTGATTGCAGTCAACGATCCCAATTGGTCTGTGGTTACCGCTGCCGTGTCTGTGAATGTGGTCAACAGTTTTTCTGTTGGTTCTATGCCAGAGGCTTTGAGTTTAATGAACGTTTGGCTCAGTTCTTCAATGCCAAACTGTGTCTTTGTAGAGAATCTACTAATAAAATCAAATGCTTCAGCACCTTCTTTGGCTGAACCTGTCACCGAACTCAATGAAGTCCGCAAGTCCTCAAATCGTGCTGTGGTTGAAACAATAGATTTTACCACACTGCCCGCGGCTATACCTGTGAGTGTTGCCACCAACAGTTTGCCTCTATTGTTGATACCGGCCATACTCTTGTCCAGACCTTTGACTCGATTATTGATCTTGCCTAAGGCGGCGGCTGTTTTATCGTTTACGACTACGTCGAGGCCTATGTTTGCCATCGTCCATCGAGCTCCTTCTCTCGTCTGCTTGTAATTTGTAGTATGCCATCCATATGTTCAATTCCAGGACACTCAACTGCATCACTTCTTCTATACTTTTTTTTAAGTCTTGTGCTATCCTACAAAACAAAAGTAGTTCAGTGTCCTCTTTTAGTTTTTTACTGCTTCCTCCTGTTTGATTTCTAAAGTGGCGCTGTTGATTGCACTTGCAATTTTTGTAAGCACAGCGGGATCAACTTCGTTCATCAAAGTAAGTTTGTCGTGCTTGGTAAACATCTTGTTGCCATCTATGGTGAGTGCTTTTTGTATGATGCTCTCAACCAATGCCTCAACAATTTTACCTTGCTGTTGTAGTTCTAAAATTTTTGACTCTGTTGCGAATGAGTGTGCAGATTTGTAAAACACATCTGTCTTCCATTCAGGCACAACAATTTTTTGTAAGTCTCCGTTGATTTTTTCTGCAAAATGTTTTTTTGCGTTTTCCAGTACAGTCATTAATATTTTCTCCTTGTTATTTCTTGTATGGTCGGACCCACAATACCGCGTGGTGCTTGTCTTGAGGATCCTTGTTCTAATTGATCTATGTATAACACCCTGTTTTCAATCACAGTGCCACGATTGGTCTTGCGTTTTTTCCAACCTCTTCTCGCTTTACCTAATCTTATGGGTGTCTTGTCACGGGCCACAATGAGTACATCATTGCTTACTTTGTCAATCAACCTATCCACCTTTTTTGAGGCTTCTTTGTTGAATTGCTTAAGGCCCGTGACTTTGATTCGCAACATCTTAAGATACGGCGCTCTCTGTTAAAGTTCCGCTTCCCTGGAAATCCACCGTTGCAGTGATGAGGTCGTCGAAAGACGCCGTTCTTGTCACTGAAGTCACTAAAACTTCTCCTGAATATTTCTTAGCACCAACATCTGTTGATGTAAAAAATTCTATGGTCATAGTTCCCGTTGGCGAATCGTCCGGGTTGAATACAGCACCATTTGTTGATAGGTGATTGTCATTGTATACAACCTCCATTGATCCTGTAAATTGTCTTAAGCCATTGGCATACGTTCTCGACCCACCGCTATCCATCGATGTCGTCTCGACGGTGTCGGCTGTGTGGGTTAGTGTCCAAGAACGTACATCGGCTACAGCTGTGGTAGAACCCGCTGAATCGTTTACGTCTACCATAACTGTTCCTTTTTCTCCTGTAAGTACAGCCATTAGTTTTCTCCTTCTTGGTTAAAGTTGTCATCGATGAATCCTTGATTTTGCTGTTCAAAATCGTGTTGGTCTGCATCAACGACTGGTTGTTTTTCCACCACCGCTTCGACGGTCAAACGTCTGCCTTTTGGTGAATGCTTTGTTTTGGATTTTGGCTTTTTAGCATTTTCTACTTGCCATCCTCTTTCAACAAACTGGTCAATTTTTTTATCCGGCACCATTACCTTTTGGTTGCCTCTTATCATTGTTGTTGCCATTATACTGCTCCTCCTCTGAAGTTATATTGCACTTCAACCAACATAGTGAACTCTCCAAGCGGAGGAATACGTGGTTGTATTTGTATCTGTGACACTTTGGTAGTCACATTCAAACCTTCTCCTGCACTGTCGACATCTCTCATCCTGTCTGTGTTGAGTGTTTCTTCAATGCGTTCAATCAAATTGTTTCTCTTTTGATCAACGGAAATGATGTGTGTGTTGCGTGAGTCCGATCTCACATAACCTCGTATGGTGAACTCAATTGTGCCACGTCTGTATTGTCCCATCGCGATGTCTTCGCGTGTTTCATTGCCGGACTCTATCACTAAAGCAGGAAATTGTGTGATTGCTATCTTTTCTATGTCTATGGGTTCACGGCTTACAAGCCCAGCACGTGGGGGTTGCATATCTGCTAAAACTTCTACAATATTTTGTGCGATTAATTCTCTTGTGCTCATTACCTTTTAAGTCGTAGGTAATCAGTTGGTTCTTTCTCGGTAGCGTTTATGACACCATCATTGTTCCTGTCGTATTCCACGCCATCCATAGTCACGTGTTGGAACTCTCTATCGTACTCTTTGCGATAGTAATCAAACTTTCTTTCAAATATGTCTGCTTCCGAATTAAATGAACTTAATTTTGGAAAAATGTAATATCCCAAAGCATAATACACCACTGCTCTCGTCCATTGCGTTGCAGTAAGTTTGTCTGCATCCATTTCCACATACTGCCCTATGATACTAATATCATAACGCCCCGTTTCCTGTGTTGGCCACCAACGGATTCTTATGTCTCTTGTGACATCCGCGGCAGCATCACTCATTTCGTTTTCAAATGAGTCCACACCATAATCTAATATGTTGGGTTCGTATCTTTTAATGTCGGATATTGTTATTGAAAGTGCCATCTATAGTCCTACCTTTTTTTTTACCTACAAGTCCTTCTTGTTGTTAGTATTTACTCGGAATGAGGGACAGTAAACTGCCCCTCACTACGCCATACCAGAAAGTAAATGTGACGGTTACCACATATACCTTAGTATTTACTTCACCTATTACGATAAAGTTGCTACGTTGTCTGACTTAACAAGTATACCGTGTGCGTCGAATACTTCTTTCACACCGTATGTAGCCGAGGCCACTATTTCCGTACCACGAACACTCGCATTACGTTCCGTTTCTATTGTCAAATCTTTTTTGATTGCCAATGCTAATGCATCCTTTGTCATAACTGCACAAGAGGCACCAGTAGTTGAATCACCAACTGCTG